CTGTTTTGTCCACTTCATATTTCTTTTCCTCTCTTTCACACTGCTTATTATATCTGCATAATTCACACTTATATTTCATACAGTTCGTATAATTAATCTTTTCTTTCATAGTACGCACACTTTGTTATAACTACGTCATTTAAGGCGGATATTCTTATCTCGCATAGATCTTTATCTTTATTTTTACAGTTCTTACAATTTTCTTTTACATATTTCTCATATCTTTCTTGATTAGTCATAACAACACCTCTTTCGTTATTTTATAAAATACTAGAAAATGATGTAACTGCACATCACTTTATACTATTTTACGGCACTAGGGGCTCCTATACTAGAAAGGAGCAATTACCTATAACCTAGATTTATAATTTTCGCGTTTCGGATAAATTACTAACACCGCCATTTTTTCTCGTATAATAGTAAACCGCTCTTTGTAATTACATCTAGCATTGCCAAAAGAGTAAAAGCTTTGGTTGCGATGGTTAGAGTTGCACTAACTATCTTCAGCTTATGAGACTGACGAGATTTCTGGTTCTCCACAATCGCAATATGTAGGCAATGTATTTTAGCCCATTGCCTTAAAGGCTTACTATATTTCTATTTATATGCCTCTAATATAGAAAAAGGTTAAGGCTTAACTAAAATTGCCTTTTATATACGAATCTTATGAAAGGAGTGTGCCTAGTAGCAACATATATATCAACTTATCTAGTATCATTAATAACAACAAAATAAAGAGCCAACATTTAGTCAGCTCTCATTTATCTTTTTTCACACTACTATTGTAACACTTTTTATGGTAGCATTCAGTAGCATTTGGTAGCATTATTTTATATTATCAAAAATATTTAAAGCAATTCCATTCATCCTCTTTATATGCTCATAATTGTATCCCATTTCTGCAGCAATAACTACCAGGCTTTTTCCTTGTATATAAAACTTATCCAGTATATTTTTGTATGGTTGTTTTACCTTATCTAATTGCTCTAAAATTTGCATTTGCTTTCTATTTTCCTCTTTTACTTTTTCAAGTAGTTCATCTATACTATCTATCAGTTCTGCGATTTTTTCCGCTTCGCTATCTTGTATCTCTCTGCTTCCCTTTGGCATATCTGATAAAACACTAATCAATTTATTTATACTTGATTTATATTGCTCAATATACTCTATTCTACCTTTTATCCACTCTTGTGTATGTCTATAACCCTTTAAATCTTCTCTGTTCATTTGTACCTCCTACAATTTATTATATCTTTACATTCTCTGGATGCACTGTTAGTTTTGGTGGTTCAATCTGCTGTTTTAGCACTCCTAGTTGATACAGAGTGAACGTTTCCTTGTATCCGTACTTCTTATTTTGGTATAGAAACGTTGTTGCATTGTTTCTTTTTACGAACTCATATTCTTGTTTATTCTTTATTACTACTCTCGGTATCTTCATATGTTTTCCTCTTTCTTTTTCAAATTCAATACATTTTGTACTTGTTTTTGAGAACTTCACTTAATTTTTTATATAAACTTTACTGTTATTTGTTTATTTTGTAATTTATAATAATTCTTGTAATGTTTTTATTCTTTCATCAGTTCTAATCTCTAAACACCATAATACAGTTTCTTCTTCTTTAGTTTTTGATTTTTCTCTTCGTTTAGATATATCTTCTAATTTACCTTTCAATTCTTCTATTGTATCTTCTATTTTTTTCTTTGAAATATAATTCTTATCTACATAGTCTAAATCTAATTGTTTTGAGTATTCTTCATTTTCTTTTTGTAGTTTTTTTATATATTCTTTATAATGTTCAATTTGTTTGTTTAATATATAATACTGTTGATTTTCTACTATATATGCAACAGCACTTCTCTTTGATTTCTTACCATCTTCATATCCTTGCATATATCCTAACGCTTCATTTTGTGCTAATGCTATCATTCGATAATTATTATTCCTATCTTTTTTTAATTCTTCATTCTCTTTTTTTAATTTTTCTATTAGATTTAATAAAGTTTTAAATCTAATTTGATGATTTTCAAAGCTATCTTCTTCCGTTATTCCTAATGCCTTCAATAAATTTTCAGTATCAAAATCTACACTAAAACTAACTTCTTTGTTTTGATAATATTCAATAGCTTTCTTTTCTTCCTCGTTCATTTATTTCTCACTCCCTTTAATTCATTCTCTTTTAATACTCTTTTATAATCTGATAAAATATGTTCCAAACTTATTAAATCTTCTATATCTAATATTGCTGTTATATTTTCATCTTTTGCATCTATTTCTTCTTTAGATAATTCTATTATTTCTTCTATGTTCTTTATATCTTCTTCTATACTATTTCCTTTCACTAGAACACCTCCTAATTTTTTGCTTTAAAATTATAGATTGGTTTTATTATTTTTTTAATCTCCACTGTGTCTTGTATATTCTCTATTATTTCTTGCATAGATTTATACACAAACGGAGCTTCATCTATCGTTTCTTCTACAACTGATGTTGTATATATACCTTCCATAGCTTTTTTAAATTTTTCTAGTTCGAACGTTTTTTTTGCTTTCATTCTTGACATTATTCTTCCTGCTCCATGTGGTGCGGATTGATTCCAGTCCTTATTTCCTTTCCCTGCCGCTATAATACTTCCATCTCTCATATTTATTGGTATTAGAACTTTTTCGCCTTTTTTAGCTGATATAGCTCCTTTCCTCACTATATTATCTTCAAAAGATATATAATTGTGTATTGTTTCAAATCTATTGTTCATAATAGGTGGATAATCTATTTCTGGAACATATGTTAATTGAAAATAGTTCATTAAAATTTCTTTTGCTATTTGCAATCTGTTCAAACTTGCATATTCTTGACATATTTTCATATCATGTAAATACATTTCTCTATATTTTCCTTCTAAATAGCATAAATCTTTTGGCAAATTAGGTTTATTGTTTTTATATTCTTTCTCTAATTCTTTTAATGCTTTTTGTATTTCTGATTTTTTCCCTTGTTGTTTATATTCATTAATTAATTTTTCTTTTTTATAAAAATATTCTTCTTTTCCAGAACATAATTCTATTGCTAAGTTTTGATAATAGTCAGCTACTTGTTTGCCTAAATTTCTACTTCCTGTGTGTATTACTAAATATTTGTTACCTTCGTCATCTATATCAACTTCTATAAAATGATTTCCACCACCTAATGTTCCTAATGCTCTAGCAAATTTTTTACTTTCTTTTAATTCTCTCAAACAATACAATTCTTTTATTTTTTCAAAATCCATTATTTTTTGTTTTCTTATATTTCTTCCTGCTGGTATATATTCATTTATTATATAGTCTAGTTTCCCTAAATCTAAATTGATATTACCTAATTCTACACATAGCATTCCGCAGCCTATATCTACTCCAACAATGTTTGGTATAACTTTATTTCCTAAATCGGCTGTAAAACCTATTACACAGCCTTTTCCAGCATGTACATCTGGCATTATTCTTACTTTACAGTCTTTAAATGGTTCTTGCTCTAATAATTCATCTATTTGTTTTATTGCTTCTTCTTCAATATTTTTAGTGAATATTTTTAAATCTCTATTAGCCGTTTTCACTATGTATCACTCCTCTCTCCAATTTTCATCTAACCATTTATCGAAAATTCTGTCTATTGTTCCAATTAACATTCCACTTATAATTAAAAGAATGCTATTATCTGTTAAAAGTACAGTTAAAGTTCCTACTACTAATATTAGCAAAACAAATAAAACAGCTTTTATTGTTTCTTTCTTCCAATCTTCTTTCATATCTTATTTACTCCTTTACTACTAAATTTGCTTTGATTAAATCGTACAATAAGCATTGTAATGAACCAGCAATTTTTAATGGTTCTAATATTTCTATCTGTATGTATCCGTGATTTGGCGTTGTATAAACTCTATAGGCTGTTTTGCCATGTATTTCTCTTATATATTCATAGCAATTTCTATATCTTCTTTTGAATCCATATTGTTCTAATTCTTCCAAGTCTTTTTCTGGATTAATTTTTAATTTTTCCATATATCTATTCTCCTCCTAGTAACTCTGGATTATCGTATATATTGCCTATTACTTGTACTTCTTCAATTTTAAAATTATATGTATCTACGTTTTGTTCAGTTCTTTCTTTTCCTCTTGGTTGTGCAATTACTTTAATTTGTTTTTTAGTAATTGGTAAATCTTTAAAAACAAATCCTCCTATAATTTCGCTCAAATTATCATAACCATTTTTAAATTCTATTTTTTTATATACAAAATCTCCTGTCCAACCATGATTATCATTTCTATCTTGCCACCAATTACCATAACTATTTCCACATCTTCTAACTGGAACTTTTAATATATCTCCTTCATATATTTCTTTTCCGTTTTTATCGTGTAGTCCGAGTAAATTGTCCTACTGTGTCTGGATTTATTTTCGCCATACCGCCAGTTTCATTTAAAATAGCCCAGCCATTTATAATAGCGTCACAATAAATCCAACACTTATTATTTCTAGCTCTAAACTTTATTTCTCTATTCATCTTCTCCTCCTACTTTAATGAAACCACATATTTACTCTATGTTTGTAACAAAATTGCAACATATTTAGCCACAACTCTTGCATTGTCCATTTATCACTATAAGGCAAATCTTTAATTTTTAGTTTCTTCAACTCATTATAAATTTTTTTACATTCTTCAGGTGTTAATTTTCCATCACAATCACTATGCCATAAAAATATATCTAAGTCATCATTACATAAAGTATTCCATTCTCCTGTTTCTTCTGGTTGTAAATCTTCTTTGAATGTTTTTTCATATAATTCGTCTAACCTTTCGTTATAAACACTTGCGACTTTCTTTCTATATAAATTAAATCTTATATATCCACCATGGTAAGTATCTTCTCTTTCTAATCCTTTTATATTTATATCTAATCCCATTCTTATCCCCCTATCTTATAGCAATTAGCCTCGAACTGTTCTTTTGTTAGTATTGTTTTTATGTTCCAAAATTGTTTAACTTTTTCTTCTAAAAGCAATAAGTTATCTTCCTTTTCTACAAAATACTTAAAACTACTATATAATCCTGTCTTTATTTCTGCTATGTCTCCAACTTCTATCTTTTTCATATAAACCTCCTAATTTTCTGGCATTTCATAAACTTTAGGTATATTAAATATATTAGGTTGTATATCCATTTGGCCTTGCATTATTGCAGGTCCTCCAGTCAATTGTAAATAACTAGAATACTTTTGTACTATTTCTGCTAATACTTCTTTTGCTCTTTCTTCTGTTGAATATTCTCCTAATTTAAAACTATCGTACTCATTCAAAAAAACATATACTATTCCTTCTTGATTAATTCTGCATAATTGAATATTATCAAAATTTAATATTCCATTTTTATCTTGACTTATTATTATCATATTTATCTCCTTTCTTATTGCTGTAGAGCATCTATAAGCTCTATCTGTTGTTCTACTTTATTTTGTAATTCGTTAATTTTTTTCTGTTTATTCTCAGAATCTATCATTTCAACTGCAATAAAATATATGATAATGCATAATGCTATTAATGTCATACATATGTAACATGTGATATTTTCAATCGTTTTTCTATAATCCATTGTTTAACTCCTCCAATTCTACTATTACCTTACTACTATTCGAATACTCAAAGCTGTCAGTAAAGTTAGTTACTATTTTTCTATTATCGTCTCGTAGGACTCCTGCTTGTACTAATGCATCTAATATAAACTTTTTAGCAAAGCAAATATTGTCTAAGTCTCTTCTTTTATTCTCTTCTATCCATGTAAAATGACCAATTACGGGCTTGTCTATTTTGATATTCCCTAATTGCTGTTTTATGCAATTAATTATGTATTGCTGTTCTTTCTTTTTTGCTTCAGCTCCTGCATACTTGTTCGTTCTGTTATATTTTGTATATTCGTTTACTCCCATAAGCCTTTTATTAATTTCAAATTTATATCTCATCTTTTGTCCTTTCCGCTAATGTATCAAAACTTATTTGACCATCTGCTAATATTCCGTGTAATCTATCTAAACTTATTTTGTGATATTCTGGATCTATCTCTATTCCCAAAAATTGTCTTTCCAGTTCTTTAGCAGCTACACAAGTTGTTCCACTTCCGCTAAAACAATCTAGAACTATATCGCCTTTATTACTTGAATTTTCTATAAGTGTTTTTATTATTGACAAAGGTTTAATTGTTGGATGCTTGTATTTTTTCTTGTCTTCTACATTGCACTTAGTCGTCCAAACAGTTCTTTTATTTTCTACTGTTCCTTTAAGTTCTACGCCTTTATCTCTAAAAAATAAGCAATATTCTTTATCACATAAATACGTCCCATTAATCGTAGGAACTGGATTTGTTTTGTGCCATATTAATATTTCGTACAAATTGGTCTTTGCTAAGAAATAGTCTAAATACTTCTTTATTTGAGCCTTAGAACACCATATATATATATTAATTCTCTTCATTACCCTGCAAAATTCATCTAATATTTCTTCATTTATTCCTCTATCGAATTTTCCCTGAATGTTATCTAAAAATCGAGTTTTCCTATCTTTCAAAATTCCTGCTCCAGTTGTTATTATTTCGTATGGTGGATCTGTAATAATTAAGTCAATACTTTTATCAGGAATATCTTTTATTAACTTATAACTATCTCCTAATGTTATTGTATTTAACATGTTTTCAAATTTCATCTTAATTCTCCCTTTAAATTCAGTTCAATTTGTTTTCCTTGGTTATTTGTAACATATTTGCACTTCTTAACTCCCCTAAAATAGACACTCTCTAATTGTTGACAGCCTCTGCATAGTCCATATCTCAAGGCTTTTGCACAGATACCTTGTAACTCTGGATATTTCATAACTTATTCCTCTATATCAAAACCATGAGCTTTATACCAATATCTTTGTCTTTCTTTTTGTAGCTGTAAATCTTCTGTATATCTTTTTGCTCTGTCCTTCCATTCTTTAAAGCATTCAGGGCAATAGGCTCTTCCTAATACAAAAATCAAATACACATCATCTTGCATTATTTTACTGCAATCATCACATATTGCTAATCCTCCCCAGTCTAGACAATCTTCTATTGTGCATTTAATGTATGAATATCCTTGTTTTGTATAATTTAATTTTACTTTTTTCATTCACGCCTCCTAATAGATCCTTGAAATGTGATTCATGTTCAAAGCTTCAAAACCCTTTAGCGTTCTTTCGTAAACAGCTACTGTCTTGCCCGTATACTCACATTTCTTTTTATCTATCGCTTTAACCATTCCCATGTCTGCTAATTCTGACAAGCGTGGCGCGGTGTAATTCCTTTCCGTGCTAGGAATAAACCCTAAATCAAATAACTCCACAGCTAACTCTTTGGCCGTCTTAGGCTTGTCCAATCTATTCAAAATTTGTATGTATCTTATTTTTGTTTTATCTTGTATATCATCAAATGACATTTGTCTTGTCTTTGCTGTTATTGTACTCATTTGTGTTCACTCCTTCCTTACAAACCTAATTCTTTTAAGGTGTATTCCCTGTTTGGCTCCATTCCCTTATACATAGAATTTTCTTTAAAACAAGGGAAATATGCAGCATCACCATTTTTTATGCATATTTTTATATAACATAGACTACCATATTCACTTCTTTTCATAATACTCTTAATTTTATGTCTAAACGGTTTAATCACATTTGCTAGGTATTTCTTTTCTACTTCATCTAGTATTTCTTCTCTCTCAAAGACTTCCTCGTATTGTGTTGATCTTTCTACTTTAACTATGTCGTACTCTTCCTCTCCATCTACATCTTTCAAATCTTCTGTGTAATATCTTAATGGTGCAAAGAGATCGTTTCCACACAATTTATCTCCAGATACAATTTTCTTTAGTCCATTTCTGTATGTAACTATATCTCCATCCTTTAAGTCTGATTTTATAAATTTTACTTTTGTAAATTCATCTTCTCCCATCCACCATAATTCGTTTTTTTCAAGTGAACTACATTTATAGTCTCTATCACTAATTTCCTCTATTTTTACAATCTCTCCAATATTAAACCCATGTCCATGTTTTTTGGCTATTACTTTTACTTTATCTCCAACTTTAAATTTCATTTATTTTTCCTCCTTCATATTTGCATATAAGCTGTCCAAATTTTCATAACTTCTTTGACTATAGGCGTTATATGCTGTTTTGTTTTGGGCGTATTTATTCTCTTGCTTTCTTTTCTTAGTCTCATCTACAACCCAACTTAAAATGGCTCTGTAATCACTTTTATACTCTTTACCTTTTGAGCCTTTGTAGTTATCAAGAATTTTTATACATTGGTCTGTAAACTCTGTTCCATAAGTGCTTACTAGCTTTTCGTGTTCAGCATTGGTCATGGTTACAAAATCTGCAAAGTGTATTTTTTCTTCTTGTTCTTTTTTATTTATTTTATTTTTATTTTCTTTACTTTCTTTTACTTTATTTGCATTACTACTGCATTGCTGTTGCATTGCTATAGCATTATTATTCCATCTTTTCTCTGCTTTTTCTTTTGCAACAGCTGATTTTCTGTCTTTTTCTAACATTCTTTTTAACAATGAATTACTGAAAAAGTATCCATTATCTTCTTTAAAAAGCTCATATTCATTAATACAATCTTGTACGTATTTTTCTACATCTATATTAGTATTTGTTAGCGTCTTTATTGCCCTATATATTTTTTTATCAGCCTGTAATTTATAGCTTTCTTCGTTTCTCATCATCTCTATAATTGCCCAAAATAAACCATACCCTTCTAGTCCATAATCAGCTCTCATGTTAAGAATTTTAGTATCAGTTATTGCATTACTATCGTGTGAGAAATAATAAGTCTCTTTAGCCATATCTTCTCATCTCCCTCTGACTTTCTCCTTTCGTTAATCTAAAAGGACATAGAAACCTTATAAGAATTTTATAAGATTATTTCCATGTCCTCCTTTCTTTTAATATTTTTTATAAATTAATTTTTCTTTGTTCCAATTTGAGCCGTATTTTGACTTTAAATAATCTTCTATCATTTGTTCATATAATTTAGTGTCTTGACCAAAATCTTCTTTATAATGACATTCTCGGCACAATGTGACTATATTTTCTTCTATGCCTAGACCACCGTTGTGACCTTTTTATAAAATGAGCATTTGCATAACTCTTGTCCACATATTTTCCACAAATAATGCAACTATGATTGTCTCGATTCCATACCTTTTCTTTGACTTTTTGAGGTATCTCACACGCTTTACTTCTTTTGCTCATCTTTCCCACCTCGCTAATAAACTTTTTAACTCCTCTGGTGTCATTGTTTCTATTTGTTGTTCTTTACAATCTTGTATTACACTATCTATAAGCCTTGTCATTTGTTTAGTGTTATATGATGAACTTCCATTGTATGCTAGTAATACCACCTGTCCATATTCATCTATGGCTTTTTCGCAAAACCAACCTAATCCATTCTTTTGCCATATTCTTTCAAATTCAGTCATTACCTCTTCTTCCATTTGCAGAACTGTGTATTTACCAGCCTCTTTTATATGTTTTTTATATACATCTATATTGCTTATATTGAGTTTTTCAGCTAATTTTCCAATAAGAACCCATAAGTATGCATTAGCATTTAAAGAACGCTTTTTATACCATCTTGTTGCCTCTACATTAAGTTTCTTATCTTTTAACTCTTCTGCTTCCTGTAAAATATACTTATCGTCAAATAGAAATGTTATTTTAGCTTTTCCAGTTTTTAAATCTATTCCGATGTCATCTATAACTGCTGTATTCTGCATACTATTACCTTTCTACATGTTCATGCATAAACACATATTCTGAATTTTTTCCCATATTATTAAGTAAAAAGTCTGTTGCTTGTCCTTTGCTTAAATGTGTATTTCTTACTCTGCTTTCGTAATAATACATGCCTACTTCTTGTTTTTGTTTTATTCTCTGTTCTAGTTCTTCCTCTTCATAATTGCCTTCAACTAGATATAAATCATAATTCTTTGCTACTATTCCTTCTACTGTTCTTGTATCTGTCATATAAATCACTTTATAATCATCAAATAATACTCTATAACCGCATTGTGGCACGTCATGATATAATTTGATTGGTACAATTTTAAATAGCTTATAATCGTATCTTGTGCCAATTTGAAGTACATCTATGTTCTTCCTTAAAACTCCACATTCCAGTAATGGTTGCAACAACCATTCGCAACAAGCAAATCTCAATGTTGGTCTTTCTTGTGCTAATTTTCTAATTGTTTCTTTTTTGAAGTGATCTGAATGTATGTGGGTGAGAAGTACTATTTTCAATTGTTTATAATACTTCTCTAATCTTTTAAAAGTCACTCCACAATCTATTAAAATTATGTCTCTTATTATTGTTGCATTTCCTGTACTGCAACTAGATATAATTTTATAGTTCATTCATTGATACCTCTTTTGTTGTATTCTCCTCTTGCGTCTGAGGTTGTTCTTCTCCTTCATCTTGTTGTATTACTACGTCCTCATTATCCACATATTCATAACTTCCGTCTGTATTAATTGTCGACATATCCTTTTCAACAGCTTGTTCCATTTCAATACTCATAATTCCCCATTTAGAGATTAATTGTCTAAGCATTGTTTTGAATGCCATTCCGTCAAAGTCTTTTTCCCAAAATGTATAGCCTTTATGTGCTGCATACCCTTTAGAATATTTTATCGCATGGTTTTCCATTTTTGATTTTGACCAATATAATGATTTTTTAAATCCATTTACATATTCAAACATTGCATAATATCCAATAGTTTCTGTCTGTTCTCTTTGTTCTTCGTCATCTATTAGTTGTACTTCTATTTCTTCATTTAATGGATCATATCTAACTAACTCGCCTTTTTTTATTGCTAATACATTTAATTTCTTGTATTGTCCCGACCTAATTGCTAATTGTATGTAGCCTTTATAACCTAGTTGAAATTGTGCTACTTTTGTATATATTTCTCTTCCACTTTCATCTTTATTTCCTGTCTTTTTATTAAAAGGCACTAGATAATATTGTCCTAATTGTGGGCTAGGGCTAAGATTTAAGCTTTCTCCAAGTAATGCTCCACTTAAAATTGTTCCTGCATCACATTGTTGTAAATCTGGATTTGTTGCTACAGCACTTGATATACTTGCAATAAATCTTGTTGCTCTATTTTTATCTCCTAATGTCTGATTTATTAATTTTTTATATGTATCACTTTGTATTGCCACACTAAATTTGGGTTTATTATTAACGGCTAATTGATTACTCATATTCATATCCTCCATTTACTAAAAATTCTTTTAATGCTCTTAATTTTGTTCTTGTTCCTCTTACTGTAAATTTCAATGTTAATACTTCTTCTTGTTTTTCTTCTATTACCGGTGCTTGTAAAACTTCTTGTTCTGTTACTCTAAAATTATCTAGTGCTTGTTTTGTAGCCTCTGTTTGTATTTTTATATTCTCATCTGCAATTCTTTGAGCTTCTTCTAATTGTTTCTGTTTTAGCTCTTCTTGTTTTCTCTTAGTCTCTTCTACAGCTTTTATTCTGTTTATAACCGTACTTATTGCTGTACTTAGAACATAACCATTTTGTTTATATTCAACTAATATTTCTTCTTTATGTTCTTGTAACATTATTGTTGCTAAATCTGTATTAACTCTGTCTATAAAATCCTTGACTTGTTTCTTCAATGATGTTTTACTATCTGATAATCCAACTTTAATTTTTGCGTCCTCAAATTTTATAAAATCAATAAACAAACTTTGTTTATATTCTTCAAAGTAATCTCTTACTTCTTGTTCTTTTCTTGCTCTTAATTCGTCTTCTGTTGTATCTATCTTGTTTTTTAATTCGCCATCTGCTTCCTTATATTTATCTGATATGTATGTCTTATAAACACCCTCAAATTGCATATATGACTCTAATATCTTTTCTTTTACTGTTTTTCTCTGTTGTTCTACCTCTTTAAATTCCTTATTAAGGTCTGCTCTTATTTGCTTAATTGCTTTCACATTTTCTTCTGTGCATACTAAGCTCTTCGCATTTTCTACCTTTTTATCAATTTCTATTGATAACTCTTTTAAATGTTCCTCTATTTGAGGTAGTTGCTTAATTGTTATTAGTTCCTGCATTATTCTTCCTCCATAATCTCGTCAAAAACTCTATCTTCATAATCTCTGTCTGCTTCTTCAAGCTCATGTTCGTATCTTGCTTGTCTATCTTCTGAATCCGTCGTTTCTATAATATAGCCATTTACTATTCGTATCATTTGACTTTTCCTTTCTAATTCTGTATAATTAAATACAGAGTTCATATTTATGTGATTCAATTGAGTTAGTAATTGGCTTCGAAATCTTTTACTAGCTCTTTTATTTTGTTTAAAATACTTTTTTCATTGTTGTAACTATTGCTTTCAGCTAGATTCTTAATTCTTTTAACTAATTCTGAAAGTTCTTCACTATTGAATCTTAAATCTTTGTTTTCGTTATATAATGCCTTATTTTCTTCTTGACATTGATGTATTTCTGCTCTTTGTCCGTCTATAAGTTTGTCTCTGTTAGCAATTTGTTTTGATTTTGTTTCTATGACTTCTCTTAAATGTCTCTTTCTTTCAAACATACTATTTCACTCCTTTCTTTAATTCTTTTAATCTTAATTTTAGCTTTGCCATTGTTACCACATGCCATATGTAGCATTTGTCTAGCTTGTCCATACTCTTCCTCCTTAGTTTAATAATTTACTTGCTTTTTTCATTGCAAATTTGTATAAGCTGAATCCACTTAGTCTATATACTGCTATTTGAACTAATAACAATATTGCTATAAACTTTGTAATTTTTGTTGCAAAATATAATATAAAAAATGCTATTTCAAATAAGCTATACATTTTTATCATCTCCTTTCATTCTTTTCTTTCTATATTTACTACAATCTTAATGCCATTCTTTTCGGCTATAATATCTGCCATCTTTTGTAATAATTTTCGTATTGTTTCTTCATTCATTCTCCCACCTCTCTAAAATATATTCATGACTGTTTGTCTACTTGTTTGTGTCTTTCATCCTTGTTTTTTGTACCTTGTCGCAATTTACTTTTGCACAATATTTTGTGCTTTTGTTTCAAAAAAAATGGTGGCTACTTTCTTATTTAGTGCTCCTGCAATTTTAATCATTGTATCATACGTAACATTCGTATTTGAGCCTGTCTCTAAAGATGATATTGTATTCCTTGATACTTCTGACTTTTGTGAAAGTTCGTCTTGTGTAAACCCTGCTAATTCCCTGTATTTTTTAACGTTATTTTTCAAATTTTACACCTCCTTATTTGCACATTATTTTGTGCTTTCGCTTATATTATATACTTTAATTTTCTTTTGTCAAGTATTTTGTGCAAATTTTCAAAAAAAAAATTTTTCCTATTGATTTTTTGCACATTCTATTGTACAATGTAGTTGAAAGGTGATAAAAATGTATATAGGCGAAATTATAAAAAATTATAGAACGAAAAATCAATTATCTCAAAGAGCTTTTGCTGCTAGGACTTCTTTAAGTCCCTCTTATATAAATACTCTTGAGAAAATATATAATCCCAAAACTGGCAAACCATATTCTGTAACAACAGATGTAGCAATGGAACTCTCTAATGCAATGTTTATCAGTATTGAAGATTTGCTAAATATGTTAGATAAAACACAAGAATTTATAGTAAATAATGAAACTAAAATTGACAACTTTGGAAACTCTGTTATTTCCATCCCTATTTTAGGTACAGTTAAAGCTGGTTATGATTATCTGGCTCAAGAGAATTGGATTGGGACTATTGATGTTGAAACTTCTTTGGTTGGAAATGGCGAAGACTACTTTGCATTAAAAGTTCATGGAGACAGTATGAGCCCTTCATTAATAGAAAACGACATTGTTATTGTAAAGAAGCAGAATGATTTTGAAAATGGTAATATTGTTGTTGCTATCATAAATGGCAATGAAGCTACTATTAAAAGAGGTAAAAAAAGTGAAACTGGAATATTATTGCAACCACTTAACACTACTTATGAACCTTTAATTTTTACAAATGAAGAAATAAAAAACATTCCTGTTCTTATTGTAGGAGTGGTAAAACAATTAAAAAGAGAATATTAATAAACAAAAAGAGAAATATGTTACTAGTTTGCGACAAGGTACATATTTCTCACTCATAATCACTATTGAAAATGATTACTTTATTATTATACATGATAAAGTCTCTATTTTCAATAGTAAAAAATAAATTATTTGGAAATAGAGGTATTTTTTATGGATAAAAAAATAAATAATAATATGAATGATTTTACGAAAAAAGTTGAAGAAGTAGCTCTTTATATAAGAGTATCTACAGAAGAACAAGCTATCAATGGAGACAGTTTAAGAACCCAAAGAGAGGCTCTAACAAAATTTGCTTTAGCAAATCACTATCACATATACGGCATATATGAAGATGATGGTTTTTCTGCCACTAATCTAAATCGTCCAGCACTTCAAAGGTTGCTTGAAGATGTAAGAAAAAATAAAATTAATAGAATATTACTTACAAAATTGGACCGACTTTCTCGTGGTGTAAGAAATTATTATAAGGTTCTTGATGTTCTTGATGCACATTGCGTATTCTGGCAAACAATATTTGAAAAATATGATAGTTCAACTGCAAGTGGAAGACTACATATTAATATTATGCTTTCTGTAGCTGAAAACGAATCTGCTCAAACTTCTGAAAGAATTAGAAGCGTTTTTAATAATAAAATACATCAAAAAGAAATAATTAGCGGAAAAATTCCTATTGGTTACAAAAAAGAAGAAAAGAAACTCGTTGTAGATGAAGATAAAAAAGCTCTTGTTATTGATGCTTTTAATTTCTATCTAAAAAGTGGAAGCGTCTATAAGACATTTGAGTATTTAGCTCTCTTCGACCCATCAATAAATTATCCAAGAACGGCAAGGTTGCTTGCTAACCCTCTTTATATTGGCACTAAAGTATGTAAATATGGATCTATCGAAAACTATTGTGAGCCAATCATATCTAAAGAAACATTTGATGAAGTTCAAAATCTCTTAAAGAAAAATCAGAGAAAAAGAGACAATTCTGATCATGAATTTCTATTTTCTGGTCTTTTACGATGCAATGAATGCGGATATAAAATGTCCGGTAAATACTGCAAAAACTTTCCTCCTAATTGCACCTTTTACTATTTATGCTCTAATGCACGACTTAAGAAAAAGTGTAATATGCTTAAGCAGCTTAATGAAACAAAAATTGAAAAGAAATTGTTAGAACAAATTGTTCCAGAAATTAATAAGTACATCGACAAAAATAATATTCTAGAGCAGGAAAAAATACAAACAAGAGACATTTCAAAGGAACGTGATAAAGTTAATAAACAGCTAGAAAAATTAAGAGACTTATATGTAAATGATTTAATTCAAATTGACCACTACGAAAAACAATACAAAGAACTTACTTCAAAGTTAGACAGTCTTAAAGAAGAAGAAAAACCAGTTGAGGAGAAGAAAACTGTCAATTATGACGAATTTAAATCGTTTTTAAGTAGAGATTTTGTTTCTCTATATAACAACTTATCTCGAACAGAAAAAAGACTAATATGGGCTTCTGTAATTGACACTATATATATTGATGATAACTATAATCTACGTATAGTTTTTATTTAA